GCCAGCAATTGTATTCAGCAGTAACAATACCCTTTTCAGGATGCACAAACATAAGAGGCTGTGATGGTCTGCCTACAGCAGCTAGTCTCTCTACAGCATAAGTATTTGTTGATTCAGGACTTCCTGAAATTCTCATCTGAACAGTATTGAATGTCATCTTTGTAGGCGTATGGAAGTGTCCTAGATAGACATCATCAAAATCATCTTCTATAGCCCCGATCTTCCAGCCATAAGCTTTCTTCTGAAAGCCGTAGAATGTTGAAAGACTACCGAACTGATCGCCATGACACAAGAGACTCTTGTAATTACCAATCTTGTCAACGGCATACCAGTGTCTTTCACCACGACCATCAGGGATTCTGAATTCAATTCTCTTCTCATTCTCAAACATAAGCTGAGTGATACGATAAAGCATTCTGTCACCGTTAGTTTCAGGGTCATGATCTTTTCTAGCTCTACCGCCAATTGAACCATGATTTCCAATAACGCCGACAAAAACAATCTTCTCAAAATTCTCAAGCATCATGTTGATAAAGTTCTTCATGATTCTTGGACCGTCAACAGTAATCTGTCTGTACAGACCGCCATCAACCAAGAATGATTGACCTGGAAAAATAAGTTCTCCCTCAATGATGTCTCCAAGAGCCCAGATATGTAATTCTTTTACTGGATGATCTTGTCTCTGAATCTCTGTAAGTTGAATAATCTTTTCTGCATACTTATAGATTCTTTCCTCACAAACCTGCGAGTTATAGTCTGGAGTGATTTTTGCCAACTGCCAGTCTGCAATAACAGCAACAGCGACTTCCTCACCTTTAGTAGCTTTCCCAAACTTTGGCTTTGGTACTGGTACATACTTAACCGACTCAATGTCTTCTCGCACCGCACGATACACAGCGTCTGCTAGATCAACATTCTTTTCTTTTGCCTTATTATACTCTTGCAATAACTTATTATAAGAAAGACGCAATTCGCTTTCTGTTTCTGGCACTGTTCCAGTCAATGGATTTTCTCCTATCTCAAATAGACCGTTATCTCTTCTGTATTTACATAACCCATTTACATCAATAGACTTTCTACACAACTTGTCAGCAAATTTATGATTTGCTGTCTGCGGCTCAAACTCTATATTGCAACCTTCTGCTGCACAAACTTTCATTAGGACTCCTTTGGTTTCCGTCTAGCATACCACAGTATAGTCAATGAAATTGTCTATGGGAGTCTTTTTTTGATTACAATCTTATTAGAGGCATTTTTCTTTTTTGTATGAGGTTTTGTTTCTTGAGCAGTTTTCCTCATCTTTTGCTTTTGCTCATCCTTCATCCTAACACCTTCTTTATGAAGTGCGCTATGCTCTTGAGGTGTGCATAAGAATAAATTAGAAAGTCTATTATCTATTTTAATCTCATTAATATGATGAACAGTTTCCCAGGGCTGAAGGTATCTGCTTAGATACTGCTCAATCACAAGCCTATGTTCATACACATATCCACGAATGTTTTTAGGGTGATCGGGGTTTAATACACGAACATACCCCTTGTCATCTATATACTTACCACCACTAAAATTAGGGCTTTCCTCACCGTTAGCGAATTTTGCAGACCAATCTATATCATCTCGCCTAGATGCCAAACTACTTCTGATTTGATTAGGCTGTTCCACCGACATCTTCAATGTACATCTGTAATTCACCGCCAACGGAAGCTGGGACAGAGTAGGATGGGGCATTGTTAGCGCTTGCACCCTGATCTCTCTTCACGCTAACAAAGTAAGATTGATTTGTAAATCCAGCAGAGTTGCTCTGGAGAATGATTGAATGGGTACCAGCACCAAACCTGGTGTCATAAGCATTGTTCTTTAATGAGTGGTTTGCAATTGTTGCAGAGTTACCAAGCGTTGACACATCAATATATGTAAATGGGTGAGGTGTAAACTTATATTGCTGGAGAGTTGTATTTGCCCCTCCAAAAGTCCCTTCACATATTTTTAGACTAAATGTTGAATCTTCAGAACCTTTTGCATCAACAACAAAACCCGTAAAATTAATTGTTACTCTATAGAAACGACTGGCAGATACCGTTACCCTATTATCAGCACCACCAGTGCCAGACTCATCTGTAAGCTTGATAATTTCATGATCAGTAAAATCGGACCACGAACCAGGGCTTGATGTAACAGTTTTAAACTTCAAAAGACCATATGGCTTGTCATCAGTAGCATCTTTAACCTGGTCTATATTAGTAGATATCTGAGCAAGGCGGTCTCCCGTTATTGGGGTTCCATCTGTCCATGATACAAATGTATAGTTTTCGTAAGCCATTTATCTATTATACCTCACTATTGTCTTTTAAAGGTCTTTTCAATGAAAGCATCCAGTAAACCCGCAATATCTGTATCGTTTGATACTAATTTAGTTTCAAATACTCTCCAGAATGCTTCAGCATGCTTTGTTGCTAAAGTTAAATTAAGCGGTCTGTATTGAGACATATTATTATAAATATATGTAGTTAATTCATCTTTATTCATTTATACCTCATTTTCCAATTCTTTTACACGATTGTTTAGATCCTGAACCGCCTGTATTAAATAAGGAACTAGTCCAAGATAATTAACTGAAAGGAAAGCTTCTTCATCATACGGGTTTGCCGAAACCACCAAATCAGGCAGAATTTCATTAAGCTCCTGCGCTATTAAACCAAGTCTTCTTGGGTATAAATGCAGATTTTCTTCATCTAATAAATCTACTGGGTTAAAAGACACGACTCTTAATGAATCATATAATTTATTAAGCCAAGTATCTTCTGCATCTAAAATATACGACTTTGATCTTACATCCGATACTGTTCCAAGAACAGTTGATACGACATTATCAACTGTTCCTCGTATATCTGGGTTATTCCAAACAAGCCCCATGTAATTAGCAGTACCTGGACCAGTTGTACATCCAGGATATGTGATGCCGATACCACCAATGAGACCAGTACTCATTCCAGCTTCACCAGTTGTATAGATACTATCATATGATAGCACTGAAAAATTACCGCCGCTAACGAAAGAAATCAAAGATGGAGAAATTCTTGCAAGCTGACTACCATCGGTTATCCTGAAAACATACGCAGAATCTGTTTGGAAATTGATATCAGTGTCTACACCGCCAAACTCCGCATGCAACTGTGCATCGGAATTCAAGATAATTTGTGATCCAGCGCCAGTGCCAGCAATCAGTGCTCCGTACCCAGCTTCTTGGTACAAACTAATATTCCCACTGTCGGCTGAGATTGTGTCGGTGCTTATTGACCAGCCAGCAATACTTCCAGATGTTGCATTTATTTCTCCATAAATCGTTGCATTTTCAGCATAAAGATTCCCAGATGCATCAACGCTGAAATTACCACTTGATGTAACGATTGCACCATTGCCATAGAGAGTAAAGCTACCACCAGCCAATGTTCCATTGGAATAGATGTCAACACCTGGGGTAAGCACTTCTGAAGCACTGAGTGAGCCTCTAATGAATGTTGTATCAAATACGGCATGACCAAAGCTTGTTATAGCCCAGCCAGTATTTCCTGCGGCTGTAACAGCGCCATTTGCAGCAATCGTTCCATTAAAATTATTGCTTGTTATATAGTTATTAACAAGAACAATGTTTGAAGATAATTCATCTGCAGTAATGGCTCCAGTAGCAATATTGTTTGCTGTAATTGTATTGGCGGCAATGTTGTTTGCCGTGATCGTTCCTGCAGCAATATTATCTGCAGTAATCGTATTGGCAGCAATTTCTGTTGCCGTGATTGAGCCAGAGATTATATTTCTGCTATTAATAATATTATCCTGCAGGACAATACCTGCTGGTTCAAGAACAGTGGAGTTAATCGTATTAACAACTAATTGTCTAAAGGAATTATAGTTGTTTACCTGGGCTCTCCTTCTTTCTGGATTATCCCCAATAAAACTTGGATTGAAATCGTAGATAGAATAAGAGTTTGTTTTAATCAATGAAGAAGTAACCCCGTCATGAGCGTGACCACCAGAAGCGTAAAAAGAAATTGCATTTTCAGATATAGAATTACTTGTTGTCATTAAACCACCTTCCTAAGAGTCAGCTGATGTTGTAGCGTATCTCCAACATTTAGTGACTGAGATATTACCCAGTAGTCAGCATTAATTATATCAAAAGAACTCATTGTTGATATTCTTATTCTATCACCAAGTTGAATCTTAGGTATAGCCGTAGCGTTAATATTAAGAATTGGAACAGAATCCTGTGTTTTAGAGATTATAAAATCAGCTAATTTTTGTGCATGAACTGCATCGCTAATAAATGGGCTCTCAATAATAACATCCTTTAGCCCGTACTTTTTAATTGAATCAGTGTTTAACGCTGATTGCTGAGTGACTTGTGTATTCTGTTCAGTGATAATAACTGGTACGCCAGCAATTGATGTAAATGCAACTTTGTCTGTAAGGGGGTTAGTCCCTTCAGTAAATATAATTGTTCCACTCGCAACACTATTTGATGTTGAAATTATTAACTCAGCTCCATAAGGACCAGGCAGAAATTTAACAATCTCAACCTCATCGGGATCTTCAAATAGAATTCCAGTAATAAAAGGCGATCTAATATTAAAAGCTGGCGCTTTGTCGTACTTAAGGTTGTAATACTTAGCCTCTCTTGCCTTAGCGCTAGTAACATGAGAAGCAGCAGTAGTCTGGAATTGACCTCTCTCAACATTGTTAAAGGAGTTTCTTGTCTTTGAGCTGTATTTTACAATCTCACTCTCAATTTTTAAATATCCAGAAGTTGGGAATGGTGGATCCTCGGTTGTTGATACATAAATAGTGTTAGCGCTTGAGTTTATATTTGCAGTAAGCGCAACAGAGCTTAGCGTTGTAGGATCTGGAGCTCTCCATAGAGATTGTGTTCCAGCAGCGGCTGATGCAAGCCCTGCAATCGGTATAACAACCTTATTGCACTGTAGTGCAACAGTGTAGTCAGCATCAATAATATTAGAAGAGTCGCTAATGGTATATTGCACATTGGCATGTTGTGAAATTGATGGTTCAAAGAAGCGATAGAAATGTTCGTATCTTGCCTTATTCTGCTCATCTATATATACACGACCAAGATCCGCAAAGGTTATACCGTCAAGAATTGATCTGATTGTTTCATCATTCCCGTAAAGAAATGGGAACATTGTCAAAGGTTGTATGCTTGACTCACTATATCTTTCTGCAATATCTTGAGCAGATAGGGCGACATTGTATAATGCAAACTCATCAATAGTAAACGCTCTAAATGCAGACGGAGCTGATTCCCCAGTACCAGAGGTATAAGAAGCACCACGACCACCAATTGTGATGTCTCTGCTTGTCCAGGCAATAGGTGTTCCTTCTACAACCTCGCTATCTACAATCTGACCGTTAACATAGTATTTAAGGGTATTGTCTGAATATGTAACAGTAATATGATGGAAAGATGAGTTAGACAGAGCGGTGTTTGAAGACACCGTTTCTGTAACGACTGATGCATTAGACAGTGTTTTTATTTTAAATCCATGAGATGAGCTATTATTGAAAAATTCAAAACCAGTATTGGGGTTTGAGTTAGACCAGTTACTTATGTACTCTCCATCCGAGGCGAATGATCCGTTATTAAATTTAGTGAACAGCTCAAAAGACCAGTCTCCAGTGTAGAGATATGAATTTGAATTAGTCATATCTAGTGAGGAGTGATAGGGTATTCTAATATAAGAATTAGATGCAAGAAGTACAGACTTATTATCTGGCTCTGATGTTAGACCAGTTGCTTGAGACAGCGATGGTGAGGCTATATAGACACCATTATTCCTGTTAACATTTCTACCAGGTTCTGATGTAAATGAGGCATTCCTTGAGCCAATAGAGTCGGTTGCTACAACTGTGCAAAACTCACCAGCACTGATTAATGCATCAGAAGATATACCAACAGCTTTGTAGAGCTTGATTGAAAAGCTTGATCCGTTATTATCGTCAAATGAATGGAAAAATTCAATTCTTATTTTTCTTGGAGAGCCAGCTGTTAAATCAAGGAGGTCTGACTGAAACCTGGTCAATGCCCCGCCAGTTGTTGTATTCATTCTCCATTCATTAAGTATTAGAGTATCATCCAGATATATTCTTACACCGCCATATCTAATATAAACCACAAGTCTCTGCTCGCCAGATGTTCTAGGGATGTAGTAACCATCAAATACGCCATTAAAGTATTGACTATATGTTGTGCCGTTTGTTCCAGTAAAAGAGAAATCTGTAATTTCAATTGCCGATGTCACATTGTCTGAGATATCTTTTGATAGGGCAACATAGCTCGGGCTTACAAATGTTTTTAACCCAAGGGCTAAGTCAAGTGGTGACAATTGCTTGTCCAGCGCATCTGCTAATATATCTTTTACATTAGGTTCACCACCAGAAGGCATTCCCCAGAACCTTGCTCTCAGACCACTTCCAGGAATAATAACATTTCCGCTTCTATCAATTGTTTCTTCATTAAAAGAATAATTGGTAATTGCTCCACGAATTCTGGCTCCAGAACTATATTTATTTAACTTCTTAACATCAGCACTTGGGAAATTTGATCGCATCAATAGATTCTTTACAGCATCACCAACATACGCATTTTGCATGAAGAAACCCGTATTGATCGTTCTCTCAGTCAAGTATTTTGACCAATCATTAAGCGATACAGATACTGACATTGAGGATGAGGTTGACGACCATTCATCAACATAGTATGTTCCAGCAGAGACATATTCAAACAAATCAAATGTTATAGATGTACCAGACACATGGCTTCTTGCAATAGATCCAGCATAACCTCTTTGTTCAACAACAACTGTTTTATCATTAGATGTTTGAGAACAAAGAATTATTTCCTCATTTTGTGTTCCTTTTCCGATTATCAAGGTAAAGTAGTTACCAGCACCGCCATCTGGAAAACCAGTAGCGTCTAGAATTGATAGCGTTGTTGATGATGATGAAATATTTGATGTGATGACAGATGAGTAATACTCAGCATTTAGATTGTCTAAATCCTTTTTAACCCTCCAGCCAGTAGCAATATCAACTTTTAAATCTTTCTTCATATATTTACCAAATAATGAAGCGTTATTAAAAATACTAAAATTCTTTTCTGTATTGTCTAAATTAATACTTGCTTTAGCAGTCTCAGAACCACCAATTGGCAAACTGCTTTGATGGATATCTCTCGTTCTGGAGAATTCATAATCAATCACATAATCTGTAATATCTGTTTCATAGACAGGAATCACTTCTTGAATTCTTGCTCTATCTTGAGGGTTCTTTGTTGTGTGAACAGTTACTCTTATTCTTGCAATATTTTGAGATGTTTGCGTTGTCAGAAGATGATCTTGATAGTATGAACCATCCCTAATCTCACCCTCTTCTGAGAAGATCAGTGTTGACGCAGCATTGTAAGCTTGAACCAGGTAGTTTGAAATACCGCCAAAGAATTCAGATGTTACAATGCGGATACGATTGACTTTTCTTTCTGTAAACACAGCCTGGATATATGGCTCTGTTGAGAACCCATACCCGCTATAAGTAGCATGGGTGTTTGAGTTGCTAACACTATTTGACCACCACCCAAACTCCAGAGAGCTTCCGAGCTGGGTATTGCTTAAATCACTCCCAGTCAATGATGGCATTGCATGATAACTACCATCTGCTGTAATAACCTTACCATTTTTATCTTTCGCCCCAGCAATAGCCCATGTAAAAGATTGTCTTTCTATTCCATTAAATGCCTGAGTTTTATCAAAATAAAACCCAATATTTGGGTATGAAGAGTTTGCATGGTCATCATTTGTAGTGACTGTAAGATTGTCAAGATGTCTACTATCCAGCCATTGAATAACAATTTTTGGCTTTACCCTCTGAGCTGATGAGGTTGAGGCTGTTTCAAAAGAGGTAGATAAAGTCTTGCCATAAATGTCAGTTGTTATCATTACGCCTCCTCTAGTGAAATAGAGCAATCAAAATAGTATACATTATCCACCATATCTCTTCTAATTAAATTTTCAGAAAAGTCTTTAATAAACACATTATAGATAGTTTCTGTATATGGCGTTACACCGTCAGAATCTTGATTAATTATTCTTAGTTCGTGAATATCTGGGTCTAATGATAGTTTTCTAATATAATCTCTTGAGTGTCTTTCATCAACAGTATTTTCCCTAAAGTTCGGAATAAAAGACCAATTTATACTAAATGATTTTTTATCCGCAGATGTTTGATTTTTATAATACCTTGAGCTGTTACCAGCCCAGTTTCTATTCTCAATAAACACAGGCATGGATGATATATTCAAAGTTCTATTTTGATTTGTTAATGGTTTGCCATCAAGTAATAACAATGTTCTTATTGAGCTACTATCAACACCAGTTACAGAGCTAAACTTGACAAACTTAGCGCTGACATTTGTATTTTGCAAGAGAATAATTTTAATTGTTGCAAGAGCAATCCTGCCAGATGTGCTTAGATTTACTGATCCAGAGAGGCTTGCTGATGCAAACTTAACCGTAGTTGCATTTATTGTTGCGTTTGAACTTATTGAAATCTGAGAGGTTGCCTTCAAAATTTCATACGCAGTGACCTGAATATTTGATGTTATATCAATAGCAGACTGAGCCAGCAGTATCTCTGTCCCCGAAGCCGATAGGTTTGAATTGGCAGAAATTGATGAACTAGAGAATGCAATTTTTGTAATATTTGTACTGAGGGATACATCACCAGAAATACTTACTGAACCATCTTGCCTTTCCGTTGCAACAATTACTGTTGCGCCATCAACGGATAGATTTGCTGAAGCGTAGGCTATCTTAGAAGCGCTAATTGCTGAATTAGAACTAGCCGCAATTGCAATGCTTGAAAATATTATTCTATAAGAAGATACAGTTAATGACGAACTAATAGAAATATCAACATTTACATCCGCAGAATCCGCTTGGTAAAAATCAATACCAGAATTTAGTGGATCTGAAAATGAGTATATATTTTCGCCAGCCATTTACGCCTCTCTGAACGAGACCTGGACATTGTAATATGAGCAGTCTGTTTTAATATCTCGCCTAACTAACTCTTCCGAGTATGAATCGGCATAGACATATGTTTCAAATGGTGGTTCATTTGGATCAATGTCAATAGATAGAAGAATCTTCCCTCTATAAGACATTAAAGAAATTAGATAGTCCCTACCGACCCGACCATCAACGGTCTTATCAGTATTGCTTGGAAGATAGAAATAGCTGAGGCTGTATGTATTTTTTGCCGACTTAATATATCTTTTTTTATTTCCATTATTCATCATCACATCAGCTGAGTTGCTATCAACTGATGTTGATAATGTTCTGCCGTGTTCAGTTATTTCAGTGCCATTAAGTTTTATTACATTGACCAGAGTTGATAATTGATTTTGAATAACAGGCATTACAGACCCTGATTGATTCCGTTATACGACCTTACAACTCTAGGTTGTACACCAGCCGCTTTTTGATTCTTTGGCAATACATTGACATTGTATTCCTTCATCATTGAATTAAACCATTCTTCTTCACCAATAAAGTTGTCAACATAAATATTTGTATTTTGTGTTGACATAGTTACGCTTTGACCAGCGTTTGGTGCTGAGTTCTTTGGTGCATTAAATCTCATGTTATTAAGATTTTGCAGAGTTGCGGCTCCGATATTCTGCACAGCTTTTGCACTAACGATATATTCACCGCCATGAAGCATGGCTGGGATTGACTGAGACATTGCCTTATCCAAGTAACCACCACGAGCAAAACTAGGAATCATTCCACCCATCCATTTTGGACCGATAGTAGTTGGCGTTAATCTTGGAGCTATTCCAAGTGCTTTATTAACAGAAGACCAATACGCAGCGCTTCTTGAGTTCATATTTATTCCACCGTATGAGCCTCCAGTCATTGTCGGTGTGCTAGGCGTTCCACCACCTCCACCACTAGCCGCTTCTGCTTGAGCATCACCAGCAGCTTTTGCTTTAGCCTCAAGCTCAGCCCATTTCTTAATCAAAGGATCAAGCAAGTCCTTCATATTGTCAACTTCAGAACCAACACCGTCAACAGTCTTTCTGAAGTCATCAAGTATTGACTTGTTTCCATCTTTGATTGCTTTCTGGTATACAGTGGTTGGATCAGCATCAGTTACTGCCTTATCAAAATCAGTTACAAACTTGCCGTAGATGGTTGTTGTAATTTCTTTCAAACCAGTGGACATATTATCCTTGAGACCAGTTGTTATGGTTCCAAATCTATCAACAACAAATTGCTTGTTGCCATCCATGACTCCGCCCATGTCCATGAGCATTCCAATTGTTGAGCCAATTATTGTACTATTATCAGCAGATCCTTTTCCAAGACCGTATCTTTCAACAGCTACTTTTACCAAGTCGTCAAGATTTGTTGTAAATGCACCAACAACATCATTTGGCATCTTAGTACTTATTGTTGACGCAAAAGCATCAAACATCTTTGAGAATTCAATTCCACTATCGTTAGCAGTAGTCTTAGCCAGCTCTGTAAGCGATGTCATCTGGGCAATATAATCTTCTTTTGTTACTGGAGGGAACTTGAGAATTTCTGCGGCAGATTCCCCAAACTTTGTAGCAGTAGTTTCAAAGAACTTATCGGCTTCTTCTCTTGCGGCAGTGATTGCTGATTTCAGAGCATCAAGATTTTCTGCAGCAAGATCTTTCTTTCGTGAAGAATCAATCTGACCGATTGATTTTGTGCTATCCATTGCATCTTTGCGATCCTGGAGATCAAGCATTCTTGCATCATCAATTCTTCCTTCATAGATTGCGAGAGCACGATTCCTGATATAGTTCTGAGACTGAAGCGCTCTTTCTTCAATAGCCTGTCTTCTAGCAGCCTCGTATTCTTTTGTCTTGGTAAGAGACTCTTCTGCCTTAGCAAGTTTATCAAGAGTATCAATTTGTGAGTCGTAGACAGCAAGAGCGGCATCTTTTTGCTTCTTCAACGAAGCCTCTAGGTCTTTTTGCAGTTTGCTAAGCGCATTAGACATTTCACCCATGACATAATCCTGAAGTTTTTGAGCGAGATCTTTAACTGAATCCTTTAAAGCTTTTCCAGTAGCTTCCTTTAGTGATTCAGGTAAACCTTCTCCGACAGTGTTGGTGATCGCTTCATTGTAAACTCCACCAACTTCATCACCCTTAGTCTTAGCAGTATCTT